AGAAGCCCACGGACGGCGCCCACGCAGCCACCGAGCACGGCCACAAGGACGCAGAGGACCAGTTGCCGGAGGGCGGGCTGATCGCGCTGCTGTGGGTGATGGTCGCGGCGGCTGGCGGGTTGGCTGGCCTCGTGCTCTGGAGTGCGCGATGAGCGACGACACCAAGACTCACTACCGCAAGGCCTTCGACAGCCCGTACCTGTCGAGCGCTGACATCGTTGATCCGGTGTCGCTGACGATCCGTCGCGTCATCCTGGAGCAGGACCGCACCAAGAAGACGAAGGACCACTTCAACACCGCCTACTTCGAGGAAAGCCACATCAGGCCGGGCGAGAAGCTGAAGCCCATGATCCTGAACGCCACGAACTCGAAGATGGTGGCGCAGATCACCGGCTCCAAGTGGATCGACGACTGGTGCGGCGTGCCGGTGACGATCTACGTGGACAACAACGTCCGCTTCGGCAAGGAGACGGTCGAGGGACTGCGGCTTGCGAAGGCGACGGAGCGGCCCCAGGCGCCGGCCCCTGAGCTGGTGGCCGCGGCTGACGTTGCCGCCAAGGCTGGCACCGAGGCCCTGCGCAAGTGGTGGACGGAGCAGCCCGAGGAAGCCAGGCAGATGCTGCTGCCCCGCTTCAAGGGCCTGAAGGCCACCGCGGCGACTGCCGACAGCAAGGTGAAAGCATGATCGTCCACAACGACGTTCAAGGCTCCGACGAGTGGCTTGAGTCTCGGCGCGGCGTCATCACTGGCAGCCGCTTTCGGGACGCGCGCGACCGGCTGAAGAACGGCGACATGTCGGCCAAGGCGAAGCTGTATGCGATGGACGTGGCCCGTGAGCGGTTCGGCGGCCTGGTGGCGCCGACCTTCCAGAACGCGGCCATGCGCACGGGCACGGAGCAGGAGCCCGTCGCCCGCCAGCACTACGAGGCCAAAACCGGCAACTTCGTGGACGAGGCCGGGTTCATCACCACTGACGACCGCAAGTTCGGTGTCAGCGTGGATGGTCTGGTGGACCATGACGGGCTGATCGAAATCAAGACGATGGTCAGCAGTGACACGCTGTTCCGGGCCGTGATCCTGCAGGACATCGCGGAGTACGCCGACCAGATCAACGGCGCGCTGTGGCTGCTTGGCAGGAAGTGGTGCGACCTGATCCTTTGGGCGCCTGACCTACCTGTCGGGCGCATGACCATCCGGCGCATTAACCGGGACGAGTCTGCCATTGAGTCGCTTGAGGCTGACCTGCTGGCGTTCGAGCGGTGCGTCTCGCAGTTTGAGCAAGACCTGCGGGCTCGGCTTGAGGTGCCGGCGTGAACTTCCCCAAGCCCCAGCGCTTCAAGAGCGAGTCCTATCGCTGCTTCGTCAGCGGTCACGACTGCTTCGGATGCGGCATCAGCGGCTACAGCCAATGCGCCCACGCGAACGGCGGTGGCATGGGCACGAAGCGCAGCGACTTGGAGACGTTCCCTCTCTGCGCCACGAGGCCGGGTCACATGGGCTGCCACGCAATGCACGACCTCTGTCTCGACATGACCCGGGCAGACCGGCGAGAGCTTGAGGCCAAGTACATCGAGAAGATGCAGGCCATTGCGCGCGCGGCTGGCCGGCCGGAGTTCCGCGAATCGGAGGCGGCATGACCGTTATCACCCTAACTCGCACGCCCAGCGGAGCCCTCGCTGCTGCTGACGAAGAGACGCGCGAGTTCGTGGCTCGCCTGAAGATGGGCGCGGGGCTCCGCGGCGACTTCAAGCGCCAGCGCAACCCGCGCTTCCACCGCAAGGCGTTCGCCCTCTTCAAGTTCGCCTTCGACCTGTGGGACGCGCCGGCTCTCGAATACAAGGGCCAGCCCGTCGCGAAGGATCTGGACCGCTTCCGCAAGGACATCACGATCCTGGCGGGCCACTACGAGAGCGCCGTGAACCTCCGCGGAGAGGTGAGGCTTGAGGCCAAGAGCCTGAGCTTTTCCAACATGGCCGAAGACGAGTTCGAGGCGGTGTATCGGTCGATCCTGAACGTGGTTTGGGATCGGGTGCTGAAAAGCAAGGGCTACGGCTCTGCGGCCGATGTTGATCGGATCGTGGAAGAGCTGCTGCGTTTCGATTCCTGAACGAAAGGACACCCCATGAAAGAGAGCGGACTGAGCGCGGGGCATTCTGGCTTCGCAAAAGAGGCTGTCGTCAAAGGCATCCGCTACGTCTCACAGCCCGCGCGCGGCTGTAGCGGCTGCGCCTTCGATGAAGGGTGCGGCAAGCGGCCCGACTACGAAACGCCGCCAGGAACCTGCGGAAGCAACAACCTCGGGATCATCTGGCTCCGCGCCGACGCGGCCGAGGTCGCGAAGGACGCGAGCGAGCACGTCACGCCCGCAGACCGCGCCGGCATCGCTTCCTTCGTCCCTCCCGATACGCCGCCCAAGGCCGAGGCAGTCGGGAGGGTGTCGTCGTTCAACCGTTCGTGGAGGTGGCTGTGAACGAATCCCCGCGGCTCGATGAGGGGCCAGCGCAGTCGGAAACGCTGCAACTTGCAGCCATTTGCATGGGCATCGCAGCAAGCCCGCAAGGCTTCACGGAGCCGTACATCCGCGCGCGTCTGACTGGCGTCGCCTCAGAGCTGCGCCGCCTGCACGCTGTAGAGGCATCCCGCACAACAGCGCGGACGCCGCGCAAGGCCGAGAAGCTGCTGCGTGAAGTTCTGGAGGCTATGCCCGGCTTACAGGCGGTGAACTGCCTCGGCAGGGACTTGCACGAGCGCGTGTGCGCCGTTGTGGACGCCGCACCCGAGCCGGTGCCGGTGGCATCCAGCGCAGTGCGTGCGGAGCCCGAAACCGATGCCGACCTGCTGGGCCGCCTCTGCGCCGCTGATGCTCTGACGCCAGGCCTTCCGCTGGCCTCAATGCTGCGGGATGACGTGCTGGTTGGCGACTATCAGCGGCGTCTGTTGCTTCTGGTGCGGTCCACCCACCAGCCCCAAGCAGCGGAGAGCGTGCCGGCTGTGCGGTTGACGGATGACGAGTTGCGGCGCGCTTACTCGGATGCCGAGCTTGGCGTTGGCTTCATCGAGCGGATTCGCGCCGTCGAAACGCTGGTGCTGCAGAAGAACGGCCTTCGCTTGGGGGAGCTATGAGCACGGATCGGGAGCTTTTGGAACTGGCGGCGCAGGCTGCGGGGTATGAGATTCACTCTAACGACGAACGGGCTCCCGGGGTCTATGTCGTCATTGATAGGAATGTGAAGCATTGGACCCCGCTGACCGACGACGGCGACGCGCTGCGGTTGATGGTGTCGCTGCACCTTTACCTGCGCCCGATGTCGTTTCTCGGCCCGGATGGCGGCTACGTGGTCGTCGGCGTCGCCGACTGGCCCGGCATCGAAGAACGCGTCATGGACAACGACCAGCACGCAGCCACGCGTCGGGCAATCGTTCGCGCTGCCGCCGAACTTGGCCGTGCCGTCGCCTCTCTCGCCAAGACTGCGAGCCACACATGAGCACATACCGCGAACGAGTCGAGGCGCACCAGTTCCAAAGCTGGTGGCTTGGGCCGGCCGATGCAAAGAAGGCTGTGTGGCAAGTCGTCAGTATGGAGAGCACCGACGATGCGTGCCGGCAAGGTTTCGAGGCTGCGTTGCGAATCGGCTCCGCCATCGCCACCGAAGCCGACGCCACCGAGGCGCAGTTGCGGGCGGCGCTGTCCGACAAGGATGAGGTTATCGGCGCGCTTGTTGCGCAACTGCATGCCGACCGCCACAACCTGCAGAGTTGGCATGCCAGTGTCGCCGGGCATCTTCAGGACAGGGGCGGGTTGGAGAGCGATCTTCAGGACATTGACGCAGCGCTTGCCCTCGCCCAGCAGCACAGGGAGCCCAGCAAGTGAGCGAACATTTCATTCTGGACAACCGCAAGCCGGTGCCGTGCGACCTGATGACCTGGGCGCGAATGATGCAAGACGCCGGAGGCCGACGAGTCGCAGCCACAGAGATCGAAGGCTCGCGCGTCAGCACCGTATTTCTTGGGCTCGATCACTCCTTCGGCGATGGGCCGCCACTGCTGTTTGAAACGCTCGTCTTCGGTGGGCCGTTGGCCGGCGAGATGGAGCGCTGCTCCACATGGGAGCAAGCCGAGGCCCAGCACAAAGCGATGTGCGCTCGCGTGAAGTCCGCGGAGGAGGACCCCAGCAATGGCTGAAGAGAACAAGGCCGCGGCGGGGCACACCCCGGGGCCGTGGCATGTCGGCGTCGGCGGCAACTTCCACGAGAACCGCGTGTGGACGGCCGCCATGCGCCCAGTCGTCAACCTCTGCTCGTTCAGCGGGTCCCCGGCCGACTGCTGTGCGGTCGCGCAAGCAAACGGTCTCCTGATCGCCGCGGCTCCCGACCTGCTGGCGGCGCTGCAACAGGTGCTGGCAGCCATGGAGGACCAGTCACCAGCCGCCTATGCGCCCGCCGAAAGCGTGGTGCGCGCCGCCATCGCCAAAGCCACCGGAGCCCGCAATGTCTGACACCCAGGCCGCCAGCAAGTGGCAGCCTATCGCCTCGGCGCCCAAAGACGCGGGCTTGTTGCTGCTGTTGGTCAATGGCATTTCAACGGCTGGCGGATGGGTCAGTGACGTAGACCACGGCGCCGATTGGGAAGGCCAGTTAGGCATGGCCGGCTGGTGGCATTTTCAAGGCAGCGACGCTCAACCGACTCACTGGCAGCCACTGCCGCCACCGATTTAATCCACTGGAGCAATGATGACGACGAGAGCCGAGCACTTGGAATGGTGCAAGCAGCGAGCGCGCGAATACTGCGACCGCGGCGATGCCATGAACGCGCTTACTTCAATGTTCAGCGATCTGGAGCAGCACCCAGAGACCGCGGGGCACAAAGGATCGCAGATCGGCCTGATGTTGATGCTGGGTGGGCAACTCAGCGAGCCGGCAGAAGCGCGCCGATTTATCGACGGTTTCAACTGAGTGGCAGCCATGAGCGACACCCAGGCCGCACACGGCAGAGATTGTCCAAAGGCCGCGCATCTTGGCGAAGGCTACTTGCACGCCGCCGACGATGATGGGCCGTATGACGTGGACGGCGTGGCCTACTGTGGCCGATGCCACGGATGGCTTGGTGCGTCAGTGCGCGACACCCAGGCCGCAGCACTCATCACGCCCGAGGCGCTGCAAGCCGCCCAAGAACTGATCGACATCGTGCTGCAGCAGTGCGGAGGCTTCCTTTCTGGGCCAGGCTTCGACGCTGCCCAGAAAGCGCGAGCGCTGAAGGCCGCACTCGCCGCGCCTGCCGAAGGGCCGCAGGCGGTGGCGCCGGAGTGGCGCGATCACGTCGAACAGCGCATCAGGACGTGGCGCCAGCGCACGATGAACAAGTCCGGCGACATGCTCGCCATCGATGACTTCATGGGCCAAGAGTCCATCGATGACTTGGTGGACTTCGTGTGCGACGAGTGGGCGGCACCCACCGCGCCCGACAAGGCCGAGCCAGACCTTGCGGCCGAGCTGCAGGAGTGCCGGCAGGATGCGGAGCGGTATCGGTGGCTGCGCGAGAGAGCACCCGGTGAGATCGTCTTCGACCACACGGAGAGGCAAATGAACGGTGGTAGCCACTTCGTGTTGCGCGTTCCGTTCGACGGTGAGCCTGTACACAACGACGCGCACAGCGCGCTGAAGCTGGACGCCGCTATCGACGCTCTGCGCAGGAAGGGCGGTGCAGCGTGAGCGCGAATGTAGCGATTGCACAGATGGTGAGCGCGCTCAAGGGCTACGGGCGCGACCTGCGCATGTCTTGGCCGGAGGACATCAGCACGCGAGAGGTTGACTACGTGCTTGAAGTGGTGGCCCTACAGATGCGAACGTATCGCCGTATCGCAGAACTCCGAGAGGCCGGAATTCGCTCAAGGGGCGACCTTGAATGGAACTCTTGGTTTGAGGAAGGCCACCCGGCGCGCGTGAACCTCCCGAACAACAGCACAGGACTCTAGCCATGACAACGCTGCAAGACCACTGCCGCGGGATGAGGGGGTGAACAATGGAGCCATCATGGCGAAGCTAATCCCGCTCGAGACCTGGGCCGCGAGCCGCTACGACCCGCCGCCGTCTGCCTGGGTGCTGCGCAAGTGGGTGCGCGACGGCGAGATTTACCCGGCGCCGGAGAAGGTCGGCAAGGGCTGGCGCGTGCTCGAGACTGCCCGGCGGCTTACCGGCGACGTTCCCGTAGGCGGCGGCCTGCTCGAGCAATTGCAGGCATGAGCCCCGCGCGTCGTAGCATCAAGCGCCGGGACTGGCCTCGAGGTCTGCGCGAGACCCGGCCCGGGTACTACTCCTGGGATCACCCTGACGGGCGGTCGCTGGCAATCGGCCGGGTTCCGCTGGCCGCGGCGAAGAACGAGGCCATGCTGGCGAACCAGCACGTTGCGGCGCAGCGGCCCGGCCTGCTCGAGCGCGTTACCGGTGTCAGCAACACCGTCGCCGCCCTGCTCGAGCTCATGCCGGTACCGGCGAACAAGAACACGGCCAAGAGCTGGCGCAGCCTGGACAAGATCATCGGACTCGAGCTCGGCGCCATCCGGTGCAGCGAGCTCAAGACGAAGGACTGCGCCGGCTTGCTGCGGAAGCTGATCGAGTCCGGGCGGGAGCGGACGGCCGAGGCGGTGCGCTCGAGGTTGATCGCCGTCTGCCAATACGGCCAGGCCGAGGGCTGGCTCGAGAGCAACCCCGCCGAAGTGACCCGTCGTCCGGAGGTAGAGGTGAAGCGGGGCCGGTTGACGCTCGAGGCCTTCAAGGCGATCCGAGCTCGAGCCCACGAGGTCGCGGAGTGGCTGCCGCTGGCGATGGACCTGGGCATTGTCACCGCGGCCGACCGGTCGACCCTGGCGGCGCTCGAGCGCAAGGACATAGGGCCGGAAGCGCTGACAGTTCACCGCGGGAAGACCGGGGCCCTGCTCGAGATCCCGCTACGCATCCGTCTGGATGTGCTCGAACTCGAACTCTCAGAAGTGCTGAAGCGCCGGACGGGCGTCGTCTCGAGACACATCATCCACCACGTCGCCCAGTGGGGGAACGCTCCGGCCGGGTCGCCTGTCTTCCCGGACCGCATCAGCAAGGCCTTCACCGCCGCTCGAGTGCTGGCCGGCATCCCGGACGAGGCCGCGCCCACCTTCCACGAGATCCGGAGCCTTTCCAAGCGGCTCTATGACGCGCAGGGGAACGTGGACACCAAGGCACTCCTAGGTCACGCGACGGAGCGCATGAGCGAGCTCTACGCGAACCCCCGAGGGGCTGAGGCCATCAAGGTCCGCGTTGGCTGATCCGAACGCGATCCGAACGCGAAGCGAATTCACCTACGCTGAAGTGTGTTGCCCATGCAGACGAACAACACTGATGTTTTCGCCTGTGGAATCAATGACTTAGGCTCTTTTCGGAGCCACTTGAAGACCATAAAATGCGTTGCGTCAGCGTCAAATGAATCAACAGGTTAACGCATCAAGCCGAACACGTAGCGCCATCGGCGCGGAAGGATGAGCAATGACCGACAGATTCCATAGCCTTGTCGTTGTACTTGAGCAGGACATCCGAGAAGACGACGCTCAAAACCTAATCAAGGCGATCAAACTGCTGCGCGGTGTCGCGGACGTATCGGGCGCCGTGGCGGACTTGGCATCGCATACGGCCGAAGTTCGTGCGCGCACAGCGCTGGGCCAGCAGATCCTGGACGTCTTGTTTCCTGAGAAGCCCCAGGGATGAGCATGGACGACGACATCAAGGCGATGCGCCTGGAGGCGGAATGGCTCGCATCCGGTGACGCCGAGCACAGAGACCCCGTGTGGCTTGCGCTAAGGCTGAAGGAGACGGCGCCGCTGATCGCCCGCCTTTTGGACCGCCTGGAGGAACTGGAGGAGCGGTGTGATCCGTCGCGCCAAGATCCGAAGTGGTACTAGCCGATGCCCGAGCACTTCCCCACCCCGTGCTGGCAGTGCCACTTCTTCGACGGGTGGACTGCCGGCGGGACTCATAGCGTCTGCTCGGAGCCGAGGTCATGCAGGGTAACCGCCGACCCTCCTAGGGGATGCGTGTTCTTCGTCAGAGAGCCGTTTACTGACGATGCGATGCCGGTGGAGTACACGGGGTGGGCTCGTCAGAAGTGAAGCGGAGTCGGGCAAGCCGAGTGGTGACCTGCACCACTTGCACCCAGCCTTCCCAGGCCCAGCGATCCCATGAGGTCCAACTTCGGTTTCCAGGGCGACCTTAACGCGGCCCACTCGACTGTCACCTACCTGCCCTGTTCCTGCGGTCGCGTTGGCTACGTCCGCGCGCTGGCTTGCGAAAGCGCTCGTCTCTTCTGCGGTGGGGGCCGACTACCGCCCGCTAGCTGTTGCGCCACGTCAGTCGCCGCTCTGGCTGACCGGAAAAGGCGAAAGCCCGCAGACTTCAACCCGTCCGAGCCGGCAAGCTATGGCACCGTGTGGTGACCTTCGGACGAGAAGAAGGCGTGCGAGCCTTCTGGGAGAGACGATACCAAAGCTTGCCGGCTAATGGTGCCTATCAGTTTAAACCCGAGGCTGTATGTACGTCCAGCGCTTTTGGTGATATTCGCGCGCGCGCATCAAACCGCCTCAGTTCCCGCCTCCACGACTCAGCAAGCGCCGGCCAGCCGATGAACTCGGCCTGTGCGATGTGATCGAGGATGCGCCTGCGGGTCCTGTTCTCGCGCTTCTTCACCGGGGCCATTTCGTCGCCTCGTGCATCAGCGCTCTCCCGTACTCGGCCTCCCGCGCGATCCTCTCCGGCGTCGTATCGATCAGGTAGCGCGGGTCCCACCCGTTCCCGGGCCTGCGCTCGCGCGGAGCCGGATCAGGCGGCTTGCGGCGGAACTTGGGCGGCGGGCGTGGCATTGGGATAGCGCCGACGAAGTTCGAGCACGGCAGCGGCCGACCAGTTGGCGAACTCGCCGATGCCCTTGGTTTGGCGCATGACGCCGTATGGATCGTTGCCGATCTGGGCGAGCATCGCCTCCCAGAACAGTTCGTGGTCGGGCTTGTCCAGCAGAGACTGGCCCATCGTGATGTGCTCGCGGGTCGCGGCGGCTCCATCAAGGACCGCGGCGGTCGCCGATGCGTTGGCGGCGAGTTCGGCTTCTGTCGAAGCGCGGCGCAGGCGCAGGCTCTCGTACGCGAGATGCGTCTCGTAGGGCGCATTTGCGGGTGGTGGGGCCGGCAGCGGCGGTAGCGTCGGCGCTGGCGTTGGGGCTTGGGTGGGGTCGGCCATGTGGGTCTTTCAGGGCTGCATCGGCGCCAGCGGTACCAGCACGCCGTGGTTCTTGGCTGCAAAGTCGCGGGCCGACCCTTCGTCTCCGAGCTTGGCGATGAAGCCATCACGGAGCACGACGAACCATGCCCAGGGCCCCGGCTTCGCGAGCGCGGCGGCTTGTTCGGGGGTGAGTTCTGCTTTCATCGGCGCCTCATCACTTCGGCTTGCAGCTTGGTGACAAGGCCCTCGGTGTGGTGGCGCCACTCCCGCAGCCCTTTCACTTCGGCCTGCAGCGTTCGCAGTTGCTCGGCCATCACGGCAAGCTCCGCACGCACGCCAGCCTTTGCGGCGAGGTATGACCCCCACACAGCACCGACTGCGGTGATAGCGGCAACGCCGAGTTGGACGAACGGGTCCACTTCACGGCTTCCCGCCGAGCATCGTGTGGAGCTTCTCGAACACGCCCAGCTTGACGGAAGCAATCGCCACGGCGGTCAGAAGCACCCACCAGAACACGCGCAGCACGGCTCGGCCCACCATCTTCTGGACGTGAGACGACCACGTATCCAGGACGCGGCCTACCTGCTCCGGGTCTTGCGCTCGCTCTACGAGTTGCTCGGTGACGATCTTGGCAATCTGAGTGGCCATCGCCAGTTCCTTGTCGTTCATCACTCCCTCACCTTCGGGCGTACTCCTGGGCGAGCGCGGCCACGAACAACGCAGCGAACACGCTCACCCAGCTCATGGGGATGCCGAGAGCGACATCACACAAGTTGGCGCCCTCCGGCAGAGATGGCTTGCGGTCCATGGGGAACGCCAGCCGGCAGATCGGGCGTTGGAACGCCTCGAATGCGCCCCACGTCGCGATGCAGCGAACGACAAGGCTTGTTGATGCAGCGCCAACGTAGACCCAAAGGGCCCACGCTTCGACGCCGGAGAAAACGAACTCCCAGGCCGCCCTGGTGCCCCACAGAAGCGCCAAGGCTTCAGGGGCGAAGTACGCGGCAATCGCCACGCTCAGCAGGGCGGCCTCTGGGGTCACTCTTCCCCCGACCCGCCGCCGCGTTGAACGTCCATCAGCAGCACGGTGCTGCCGCTGACGCTCTGACCCGGAAGGAGCGTCATCTCATTGCCGTCCACGACGACCGAGACGGCGAAAGGGCAGTTGTTGGTGAAGGTCGGATGAATACCGACGGCCTTGAGGATCTTTGCAAGCATGGCTACCACCCCGAGTTGGCGACGTTGCTCACCAGCAGCGTCACGTTGTACGGCTCAGTCCCGGCCCCGCCGGTGAGGTTGATGTTCGCGGCGTCCACCGTCACGGACAGCGGAGACCACTGGTTGCTGCCAGTCTTGAAGCTGGCGAACGCTCCGAGGATCAGCTTGTAATAGGTGCCGCCCTTGCCGTGCGCGACGGTCGCAGCCCCACCCACCAGGTTGCCCGCGAAGTCGTTGTTGAAGAACGCGCGGTTGTTCTGGATGCTGAGCGGCCAGGCCGTCGTGGTGACGACGAGCGGCTGGGCGGTGAAATTGAAGGGCTGGTCTACCCCATCGAAGACCGGCGAGCGCATGGTGAACGCCGTCGATGGAACCGTGAAGTTGATCCCGTAGCCGGGAGCCGGGATCGAGTTGAATCGCGCCGAGTCGATCGCGATGCTGACCAGCGGATCGTCAACCCGCAGGCCATCGCCGCCGACGTTGTACACGTAGGCGTCGAAGCTGATCTTTGCCCCCGGCGCGTTCTTGATCCACACCCCGTGCGAAGCGCTCGAACAGATCCAGACCTTCGCGGGAAAGTTGATCCACATCTGCGACGGATCAGGGTTGTCGATCACGCAGTTGCACCGCGTGGCGGCATCCAGGAACACGGTCGGCGAGAAGAACACTTCGCGGTTCGTCTCGTCTACCAGCGTCTGGTCGATCACCACGTTGTCGCCGTTCGCTGCGATGTCCCCGCTGCCGAAGGCGATGCCACCGAAGGCACCGCCCACCCGCAGGCCAACATCGCACAGCGTGATCTTGTACTGGTCCATGTAGAGGCCAGCCTTGGGGAGCGCCCCAACCAGGCCGTTCACCTGAACGCCATCCTTCTGCGCCCTGGCCGTGTAGTTCGTGAAGTAGGTGTTGTCCACCCCGTTGAACCGGATCCCGTGCCAGAGGCGCCCCAAGCCGTCCTGCCCATCCGGGATCACGTCGATGACTTCGGAGCGGCACAGGCGCATCAAGTGAATGCCGATGCCACCCGTCATGACCGTGGTGCTCGTGACCCGGAAGCCCTGGAGCTGCACCTTGATGCTGTTGGCCGAGAGGGAGCCGATCGACAGGATGTCGTTCGTCGTGTTCGCGCCCGAGTAGACGAACTGCACGGACTCGGAGTTGTCGCCGACCATGCCCCAGTTGCTCGCGGCTGCGATGGCCACCGCAGAGCTGAGCTTGTACGTGCCGTTGGGGATGTAGCCGATCTTGCTCTTGGACTGGAGGTAGGTTGCGAACGCCAGCAGGGCCGCGGAGCAGTCGTCGGCTCCCGTGGGGTCGGCCTCGAAGTCCGCAACGAAGTCGATCCGCTGGTTGAGCTTCGTGGCGTTCTTGAATGCTTTGCTGCTCATGGCTCAGAGGGGTGTGAGGACCAGGGCGAGCACGCCGCAGTCGTTGGCCAGGGTGTCGGCACCGTCTCCACCTATGCGCGAGATGCGCAAAAACATCGTCGTGTTGGCGGCGATGGGGAGGTCTGCAGCGAGGGTCGTTTCCTTCACCACGTCTTGAGCGGGAGCGGCCACAGTGAAGTTGCCGGCGCCGGAGTCCGCGGCGTTGATGTTTGTGGTGTCGGCCGCGTTGAGGTAGCCGATCGCGAACACGACGTTGCCGGAGCCAGCCCCGGCGTTCGTCCACACCAGCTTTACCCGGACGCGGGTTGCCGCGGTCGCGTTGAAATAGGCCTGGCACCCCAGGATCTCGGTGCCGGCAGCATCGAGCAGCCAAGCCTGACGGCGCCCACCGCCGACCGTGCCAAGGGTTGGGGACCCCGACACCGCGGTCATGGCCGCGGCGGGCAACGCGAGGGGCAGCAGGTTCAGCGCCTCGCCCGTCGAGGCAACGGTGATGGCCTGGGTCGTCGAGAAGTTCTGCAGCACCGCCCGGCTTTCGTACTTCCCGGCAAAGCTGGACATCAGGAGGCCCGTGCCGAGGTTCCCGCTGGCGCCGGGCGAGCCGTTCACGGCCGTGCCGTAGTCGCGCCCACTCATGTGCGCGCCCAGCAGCAGGCTCGATGCAGCGGTGGCTGCGCCGATCTTGACTCCGCCGCCATCGGCTGCCGTGGGTGCGTTCTGCGCCACGTTGCGCACCGTGCCGTCGATGCTCAGCACGCCAAACCACGTCGTCGCGTTGACGAACCAGCGGCCGATGTTCGAGACCGCGCCCGGCTTGATCGTGAGGCCGGCGGCTGTGGCCTGGTTCAGGACCACCGCATCGCTGCGGGCGTTGGACATCGCGCCGCCAACCCACACGATATCGGCCAGCGACGGAGTTGCAGCGCAGCCGTCCAGGGCGAACAGAACGTCGGCGGTGGCGATCGACCCGACACCGCCAAGGTTGCCGTCAGCAAAGCACCCCGTGAAGATGACGGACGCGATCTTGTCGCTGGCACGAGAGGTGCGGAGCTGCACCAGGCGGTCGGCCTGCTGGAAGAGGCAGCCGGTGAAGAACACCGTATCGCAACCATCGATCAGCAGCGCGAATTCGGCCATCGGGTCGCGGCTGCCGTCCGTGGCGATCTGGCCGGCGATGCTGGTGCTGGTGAACGAGAAGGCCGCGGTCGTCTTTGCGCCCGCGTCGTAGTTCTTCACCACCACCGCGCGCGATCCGCTCTTGCGCTTGGCCGCGAAGTTCAGACCGGTGTAAATCTGCGACGCCGACACGCCGCCGTTCGTGCAGCCGTTGACCTCCAGGCAAACCAGGTGGTTCGCAATGCGCGCGTCGTGCGTTCGCCAGCCGTCAACCCGGACCACCTCCACGCCGATCCCTGCGTTATGGTCCAGGCCGTTCGTCACATCGACGGTCATGCCCTCGATGCCGCCGCCGTACAGCAGCGTGGTGGCGGGGTCTGACGAAGCCCACCTCAGCGAACCGGTCGTCGCCGACTCGTTGACGATCTGCGTCGCCAACATGCCCTCGCCCACCAGGTAGACATGCGAGTAAGCGATGTTGATGCGGCCCGCCAGGCGGTAGTAGCCGCGCGGGAAGAAGATCTCGATCGGGCCGGAAGACGTGGCGCCCAGTTCGTCGATCAGGTCCTGAAGAGCGTCCGTGACGATGACGCCATAGGAGCCGATCACGCCTTTGTCGAGAACGCTCACGCGCTGGCGCAGCTTGTCGCGCACGTTCGTCGCAACAGAGTCCGCCCCTGCCGGGGTGTACGGGATCAGTGACGCATCGCTGAGGGTGGATCGGTTGAACCCAACTCCTGCGGTGGCGGTGATCTCGTCGCCTTCCTCCAGGTCGTACCGGAAGGTGATGCCAGTTCCGTCCGCGTCCTCGGTGTAGTCGATGTCGCGGCGCATCCCGAGGCCGTTGCGCTCGATGCGAACCGAACGAATGCCTGCGGTGAATCCGATCTCGGAGAAGGCGATGGAGCGCTGCCCCGCTACAGCGACTTTCGTTTCCTCGTCGAACTGGTTGACGGAGGAGCCGTTGGCGCTTGCCTCGTAGCTGACCTGAACGCCGGTCCGGTCCTTGATGAGCTGGGAGTAGACGCCGGGGACATACACCTTCGCGGGCGTCCCCGACCGGGCGATGTACCCGTTGATGGTCTTCAGCGGCTGGGCGGCCGGCTGCGATCCGGTCACGTCCCAGTAGACCGGCAGGGGGCTGGTGATCGGGTTCTGGTTCTCAACGCCGATGTAGACCGAGCCTCCCTCCAGGGGGCGGCCGTCTCGACCAAGGAACAGCGGGAATGGGGTGTCGATTGCGAGCATCGCAGCCTCAGTGAATCGTGCGGTCCGGCTCGGTCTTGGGGACCGGCTTGGTTCGACCGGGGGCTTGCTTCTCGGGGCCGTTCAGGGCGTCCTCGATGCGCTTGCGCAGGTTGCGGTCCTTGATGGAGCGCGCAGCCAACCGAGTAGCCGTGGTGATCGGCGCAGGCGTACCTGTCAGCCCGGAGAAGGTGATGTCCGCAAACGCTGTCAGCAGCGTGGCCGCGGTGTTGCTGGTGTTGGCGCCGGCCTCTGGGGGGACGGTCTTCACGTACTGGGCGAGGTCGCGAAGGTCGCGCATCTGCTGGGCGCCCTTCTTGCCGAAGATGAAGTCAAGCCGGCCGTCCACATCGAGCGCGCGGATGGCCTTGTCCATCGCCGCAGCAGAGGCGACGCGGTTGCCGGCCGCGTCAGTGGCGACGTTGCCGAAGGTCTGGTCACGAATCCAGGTGGCCGTTTGACCCTGAAGCTCGCGCCATGCTTGCTCGCCCTCGGGACCGGATCGATGCAGCACACGACGAACGTTGCGCACGTCGTCAAGCGAGCCCTTCAGAATCGAGTGGTCGAAGACATCCTCGAACGCCACTTGCCGATCCGCCGAGCCGCGCTTGTTGTTGACCAGCTTGGCGATAACCGCGCGGTCCTCGTAGTTCTGGGCGAACCGCTGGCGGGTGGCCCGCGCCGATCTGTAGAGGTCGCCGCCCTTCCCCGCAGTGGCCTCGTCCACCAAGCCGCGGAGGATGGTGGACTGCCGCACGTTCGTCGGCTCGAAGTCAGTAGCGCGGCTGATGGCCTGGCGGAAGGTCTCCGCGATCTTGAGTGGCACGGCCTGCGGCACAAGCTGTCCGTCTTGCTCGACGGCGAGTCCCAGTTGAAGCGCGCGCCTGCGGGCCACGTCCAACAGGGGAGCCGTCGCGGTGTCTGGTGCGCTCTCGTTGAGGTGCTGCACGACGCTATCCAGCGTCAGCGGGGCTTCCATCTCGCCGGCCTGCTCGGCAGCCTTGTAGGCGGCGCGAATGGCCGCCTTGTCCGCCGCTGCCTGCTTCATGAGAGCCGAATCAACCGCCATACCTGCAGCGCGCAGCGTGGGAGCCTGGGCGCCGGTCTGATCGATCCAGGCGTCGAAGTTGTTCAGGATTCCCTGGTTCTGCTCCACGATGCGCTGACGCAGAGCGGTTCCCTGTTCGGGGAGCTTCGAGGTCTCGGTCTCGAACTTCAGCTGAGCCGGGTCGCGCGTGGCCTGGCCCTTGGTGAGGCGGATCGGGACAGGAAGTTCACTCGCGAGCGCCACGCGCTGCGTTGCCATGTCCGTCCCTGCCGCACCCACGCTGCCGTAGGTGCCTGGTGTCGGGGTCTCCGACTTGCGGACGGCCTCCATGGCGCGCCGGGGTAGCGTGGACACGCCTTCGGCCATCGTCTCGACGCGCTGCACTGCGCGGGCCACTGCGGCCCCAGCAACGTTGCGAGCCGGCGCGGAGAGTTCGCCGACCATGCCAAGCTGAGGCGCCAGACCAGCGAGCGGCAGGAGCGCCTGAGCTACCGGCGCGACGTTCTCTTCCACCATCCGCTGACCTTCAGCGGTGCGCGGTTCGTAGGTGAGCGCCCGAGCCCCGGAAGCGGCCGCCTGCTCCACAAGGTTCGCCGCCTGCGGGGTGCCGAAGTTGCCCGCAAGGATCTGCTCTGCCAGGCCCTTGAGAGTGCCGCCGATCATCCCGAGCGTGCCGCCAACGACACCGGTCCCGGTGGTCAGTGCCGCCTCGCCGGCGCCCACAGCTTTATCAATCAGGCCGGGTTCCGGCGTCGGCTGCGTCACCGGAAGATCGCCAGCCAGGATTTGCTTGCCGGTCGCATCCAGGCCAGTCGGGATCAAGTCCGCAGAACTCTGCGCGCGGCCCTTGATCTCGCCGCGGCGGATAGCCTCCACCTTGGCCTTCAACTCGATGGAATCTGGCGGGATGGCGTCGGGGATGTTCCGTACCGTGATCCCGTCCTTGGTGGTGATGCTGTACGTCATCACCAGTCCACCACGACGTTTCGCTGGGCTTGGCCCGTGGACGACGGGTCGGCAGACGGCGCCGGCTTCTTCGGGTCGCCGAACTTGGCGCGCATCTGCTTGTCGGCTCGGACAATGATCCGCTCGACCTTGCCAAGTTCGTCCATGAACTTGTCTTCGTCCTGGAATCGGTCCAAGTTGGAGGTGATGTTCTTGAGGAACAGGATGTCCTTGTCAGACATCGCGCCCTTGAGCTTGTCCAGGTTGGACGCCGCCAAGGTGTTCTGCAATTGCTCGATCTTTCCGGCGGCGGTGCGGGCCTTGGTGCCGGGGATTGCTCCTCGCATGCCCAGCGAGCCGGTAGCCGCGCGCAGGCTGTCTTCGTCGGAGCGAAGCTCGGTCAGCAGGTTCATTGCGTCCTGCAGCGTGGCTTGGCCTCCTTCGTACTCGGCCACCTTCTCGCGCAGCTTCTCGTCCAGCGAGCGGCGGGCTTCAGCGATCTTGAGGGTGAGTTCCTCGCGCTTGAGCGAGTTGCTTTCCTTATTCGCCGCAGCGTTCATTGCCGCGATGCGGTTGGACTCCCTCTTGATCGAGGTGTCATCCACCAGGTGCTGAATCTCGACGCCCTTCTTGCGCAGATCCAACAGGACCGACTGCTCGCCGTAGCGGGCGGTGATCCCCTTCAGCTCAGCATCAGATACCGCCGACTTGGCATCGGCCTCGGCCTTCGTGAGCGTCGAGGGAGCCAACGCCTGTGCACGCTGCTCCGTCCCCAGCTTGCCGAGGTTCTCCAACAGCTTGTCGCCGCCAGGAATGCCGCCAGCGAACGCCCAGAGACCCCCGGATACCCATGGCTGGCGCTGCTGCACACCTTCGAGCATTCGCTGCTCGAATTCCGCGGGCTGGCCGGACTTCTTCAGGGTATCGACGCGGGTCTTCAGCAGCCTCTCGGCCACGTCGTTCTGCCCGGACTGCAGGGCAGCGAGCGTCGTGCCAACATCCCGAACGACGGACTTCTGCTGCTCCTCGTCCATCGAGGAGTAGATGTCCTTGTAGGCTTCGCGGTGCTCTGGGTACTTCAGCCTCAGCGCATTGATAGCCTGAAGGCTGGGCGCCTGCATGAACGACGCGAGGTCGCTTTGATACTGCTGCGCGCGAGCCTGCTGGGCCTGCTGCTGCTGCTGCTGCAACTGCACGTTGCGCAGCGCAGAGCCGACCTGCAGGCCGCCCATGATGCTCTGCAGGAAGTCGTCCTGCTTCGGCATCGCGGCGCTGTAGTTGATAGGCTCGATTGCCACTTCGAGCTCTCAGAAATTGATGGGAGGCATGCGCATGCCGCTGCCGCCGGCTACAACGCCGGCACCCGGTGCCGCGGCGGCCGCTCCTCCGCCACCAAACCCGCGAAGAGCGGCGAAGGCGCCAAGCCCTTGCAGAGCTGTGCCGAACACGCTTCGGTTCACGCCGCCCTGCGCAAGGACTCCACCGGCCTGAGCCGCGCCCTGCTGCTGCAGCAGGTTCGAGATCGCGCCGCCGGTTTGCAGACCAGCCGCACCGACACCAGCCGCGGAGTTCTGGCCCAACTGGGTCAGCCCACCGAGTCGGCTGTATTGGTCGCTGATGAGCTGCGACAGAAGCGCGGGGCTGAACTGGGCGAGCGCCGCTTGCGTGTTGCCGCCGCGGAGTCCACCGGTAGCCGAGGCGTTCGAGAGGATCGAATCGTTGCCCTGCTGAAGCAGCGCGGCGAACTGCGGCGATGCCTTCAGGGCGTCGATCGATGCCGATTGCGCGTCGTTGCCGTTCAGTCCGATCAGGTTCTGCTGAGCGGTCAGGGCGCCCGGGCCTGCGTCGGTGTACGGCTTGAGCAGTTCCTGCAATTGAGCAAGGTAGCGCTCGTTGGACGCAATACCCGCCTGCGCCGATCCAGCCTGGATGTTGGCCGCGTTGGTGGCGGCGTCGGCAGCCTGCGAAGCGCCCGTGATGGGGCCCAGGATCGAGCCGATGGCCTTTCCGACGAAGCTCACGCCTCACCCCACTGGCGGCGCGTCAGGCCAAGCACATACACGCCGCGGAGTTCGCCGCCCACCATGGCTGCATCGCGGCGGAAGCCCTCGTCCACGAACCCCAGGCGGCGGCAGTAGTTCCGGGCCGCCTCAAGGCCCTCGATGACCTGGGCGGTCACTCGTTGAACCATGGGATGCCCGAAGCACCACGCGATGCAAAGGCGCCCGAGTTCGCGGCACCACGCCAGAGCCTTGCGAGTCAGCAGTGCGTGCAGGTCAAGCTCGATCCATCCCGACTCGATGACGAGGAACGCGCCCACGAGCGAGCCCTCGACATAGGCGCCGAGGTAGTGGGCGTTCGGGTGATCGATGGCCGCGACGGGCCGGTGATCGTGGCCAGCGCGAGCAACGTACGGATCGGCACAGATCGCCGAAACGGCGTCCAGATCCGACAAGGGCTCCACTGACAGCATCGCTCTCCCTCACGGGGTTGGCGAGCTGCTGGCGGCTCTTTTTCTCAGCGGGCCGCTACCGCGCGGCCGGGTTCGCGCGATTCTAGCTCAAGCCGCGTCCCACAGGGGAATTAGCCTGTTCGAGCCGTTCACACTGACTGCCAGCCACCCGACAATGGCGGTGGTCGCGCCTGGCTTGTTGGCGGTCAACGCCGCTACTGCGGCGCCTGTCGTCACGGTCCGACTGGTCAGGGGTGTGGCCCCATCGAGCGTCTTGTTGGACAGGGTTTGAGAATTCGTGGTGCCAACGACGGCGCCAGTCGCTCCATGGGCCGCGGTGAGCGCTTCGTGCGCGTCGATGTCGGCCTGAGCAACGTTTGCACTCGCCTGCGCGGTGTTCGCGTCAGACTGAGCAGCATCGGCTGCGGCCTGGGCTGCGTCTGCGGCGGCTTGGGCGGCGTTCGCTGCTGCTTGCGCCGCATCAGCAGCGGCTTGAGCTGCATCCGCTGCTGCCTGAGCCACCACCACCGCATCCATAGAACCAGAGGCCCCACGTTGGAGGGCCTCATACGCCCGCTGTAGTTCAGGGGTCGGCAGGAAGGACGCGATCTTGTCGCGCGTAAGCAGTGGGAGGCTCATCCCAGCCCCTCGATCTGCGCCTCAAGCCGGGCGAACGAGTCGGGATAGGGGTTGTTCATCCCGCGGAGCCGGAATGTTCTGTAATGCCGCACCTGCCCGATTCGGCGCCACGCCGTTCGCTTCAGTCTCTGCCCGGGGTACGTGAGGGCAGAGGGCTTCGGTTGGCTGTAGGTCTCGCCGTCGTCGCTGTAGGTCAGGAACACCGAGGCGCCGACAGTAGGCGTCGGGCTGAGCGGGGACACGGCTTGTCTCCCAGGAAGGCGCACCAGTTCGAGGTCATGGATGATCGCTCCACGCCCTTCGTTGTAGAGCATCACGGTGTCGAACTGCCACGGCACGGTTTCGCCGAACTGGCGCGCGTCACCCTCGGTGAAGTACCCGAACTTGTTGGTTTGGATGTCGCCGAATAGCCACTTGTCATAGGCTCGAACGAAGTTGCGGGCCCTGAACGCCTGATCCCCGTTCGCCCCTGATGAAAGGGTGAACCACACGGGCTCCTGGAGGATCGCAGAAGCCGCCGCGTCGTAGACGATGGTCTTGTCCGGCAGGTGGATGTAAAGCCAATCGTGCAGCTTGTCGGAGCGCGCCTCAACCACCAACGACGCAAGCTCGGCCTCGGTGTAGTCCTGCAGCGTGCGCTCGATCTGCGCGGTTGCGATCTTCGACACCTGCCCGGGCCCACCGATGTAGACCGACAGGGATTCGTTCAAGCCGCCGCCGACGAACGCGAAGTTGTCGAGGTAGTAGCAGCTCGCGTGAAGCCCAATGCTGCCCTTGGGGATCATCGCTCCCTCCACGCGCTGGAATGGGAAGCCAGAGCCGCCGACGTTCTGGAACACCTCGACCGTGTAGCGGTTGACCGCGTACACCTCGTTCCTGATGTAGAGCAGGCTGTTGACTGGATCGGGCGATGCCTCGCTCGAACCGTATTTCAACGGGTTCACGCTCATGGGGTCGTTCAGGTCCGTGACCACGAGGCTGGCCCCATCGGTGGTCATGTAGTAGCCGGCCGCCCAGATCACATCGAGGGCGGTGCCAAGGTCCGTGTCGGTTACCTCGGTGACGCCGGAGCCGTGGATGAAGTAGAAGAGGCGTCCAGCGGAGGCGATGGCCAGTCGGTCGAAACCATTGACGAGGATGACGCGCTTCCCGTCGTCGGCGATGAAGCCCATGAAGTCGGTCGATTGATCCGCGTTCACACGGACGAGGAACGAGCCGGCGACGCGGTACATGACCCCTTGCCAGTTGATACCGCCCCGATCCGTGTAGGCAGAGGTCGCGAACTCGACCATGCCCTCAGCGCTCCGCAAGTAGCCTTTGCTGATGCCCTGGTCTGTTGGCACAGGGACAAGGTTCATCGGGTACGACGTGCGGAAGTTCGCCTGCGCGTCTACCGTGATACCCGAAAGCACTGGGATTTGCATGCGGATCTCTCAAATGATCAGATACACATCGCCGTTAGGTGCGAGCATTCGAGTGCCTTTTGTTCCGGCCATCTCAGCAAGCTTGAGAGTTGCGCCGCTTGGCCTCTTGGCCCCGACAATGACTTCGCCCTCGTAAACAAGCGGAAGACTTAGGCGAGTCCTGAGGTTCACCGCAACGCGCGCGTCAATGACTGCATACGGGTCCGGGGTTCCCACGAAGATAAGAGGCGCATAGGTGGACAGCACCAGAGAACGGACACCCGGGATCAGCGTCGGACTCTGGTTTGCCTGCGCGACCGTCGGGACGTACGTCGTCAGCGACAGCGCCCGCGTGAGCGGGGTCACCGTCAGGTTTGCCGTCTGAATGAGCGTTGGCGCGTAGCTCGCAAGCGTCAGCGCTGTTCTCGGCGGAACCAGCGTCACCGCCTGCAGCACCGTGGGCGCGTAGGTCGTCAGCGTCAGGGCTGTGACGCCGGGCACCAACGTCAGCGTTGTCGTCTGCGTTACGGTGGGCGCAAAGGTTGCGAGTACAAGCGCCACGACTCCGGGGATCAGGGTCGTGGTCGTGCCTGCCGCAAGGCTCGGCAGGAAGGCCCGGCGCCGGGCAATCCGGCGAGGGGCGGGCTTGTACAGGTTGCGGAACATCAGCCGATCAAACGCAGCTTGCCTTGCTCGTCAAACGCGCCAAGTACGGCCAAGCGCTGCTGAACCGACAGCCCCAAGAGCATGCGAGCCAGCGGCCTAGCCGCCTCACCCAGCTTGCGTAAGGTCCGCTCCTCAACCTCCTCGGCGATCATCGGGTAGTCGCCGTCATGCCCGACGATCTCGTAACGCTTCGTCTGCTCTGCGCACCACTCAGCCTTGCGCTCGTCGCTCCAGCGGCAGCCGCGCGGCAGGTCATCGGCGGTGAATGTCTTGCCCTTCATGTGTTGCTCCTTAGCCGACTTCTTGGCAGATGAGTTGACCGGTGATCGTCAGCGAGTCGGCTGCCGCAGGAATCTCCAGCGTTGCCCGCAGACCAGAGGTCAGCAGCACCTGCTCCTCTTGTGTGAATCGCACTCGATCAGGCATGCGGACGTTCCAGCCGTAGGAACCGCGGGTCACGATCGTTCCGCCTGAAGCCTTGGTGGTGTTTGCCTGCTCGGCAACGAAGGTTGCGGCGGCGTTGGAGGTATCCATTGCGGTCGGCGTTGACGCACTGCCGCCAGAGCCGCTCGTTGTCTGTCCGGTCTTGACCGTGAGCAACAGGATTTCTTCCGCGGCATCGCCCGTGTCACTGGTCTGCGCGATGTCGTACCCGAGCACCACCAACGGCTTTGTCGAGGCCGCCGTCACCTCGGAAAGGTCGACGTTTGCGTTGCCTGTGTAAGTGAACGGAACTCCAAAGACGCCTGACATGGCTTTCTCCTAGAAACGAAGCATTTCGGCGAAGCGAGCGCCGCGGTTGAAGGGGACGTGAGACGCAGCGGCAGCGGCGCCGGCCTTGAAAGCCGCTCCCTTGATGCCGTAAACGCTGAACACCGACTGAGTGCCGTTGAAGTTCTTCACACCGGCCGCCCCGGCGCTGAGTTGGTGGTGGCCGTCATTGGCCAGTACACCGATGTCAGCGAAGCTGAAGTTCGTTAGCCCAGTCATGCCTGACCAGACAGAACCGCCGTGGATGATCGCGACGATGATGCAATCGTCAGTGTTGGCGGTCGTGATGCTCCAAGGCACCGGGTCCACAGAACCGACGTTCGAGTCACCCTGCAGGCTCACTTCATTGCCGGTGTAGAACGCGGCGGTATCTCCACCCTGCAGCTCGATCATGCTCGCCGCCCAGACCGCCGATCCAGACAGGGTGCCGTTCATCGTCTGCGATCCGCTGCCCGGGATGTTGGCGTGATAGCAGAGCTGCATGCGGCACGTTGATGTCACCGTGAGCGGCGAGCCGATGAGCGTCATCGTGCCGCCGCCGGAGAGGGTCGGTGCGGTAAGCGTAATGGTCGTGCTCTGCCAGATGAGCAGACCGACTGCTTGGCGGCCAGCCGTCAGCGTCAAGGCGGCAGACGCCGGGGATGCGCTTGTCCCCGAGCTGTCTGCCGATACGCCGGCACCTAGGGTGATAGCCATCAGCTCACCCGCATGGCGCAGATCGCCGATGTACCGGAGTTCATGCGCAGGTACACCTGAACGCCGGCAATGTGGAACTCCAAGAAGCGGCCGTATGTGCCGTTGGCGCTCGCGGCAGGCACCGTGACTCCACCAGGGGTGACGCTAGTCACAACCCAGGCATTGCCGCCTTGGTATGGATTCGAGGCGGGCGGCGTGACATAGCGAATCGAGTTGCCCGTGTCAGCCATCAGCACGAAACGGTCGTTGACCGAGTCCCAGAAGCCGCTGGTGTACGGGTCAGTTGGAAGCGATGCTGACGTGGTGTTCAGGCTCGGCACATACCAGTCGTTCCCGGTGCCGTTGTTCGTCCTGTAGAACTGAAGCGTCGTGCCGCCACCGATGCTGGCGAAGATGCCGCGGTTGTTGTCGATGGCGCCAGTTGACCGGTCGTAGGTGCCGCTCCAGTTCTTGGTTTGAGCACTGATGCTGTGCGTGTTCGCCGCGCAGTCGTAGTAGCCGATGCGGTCGAATTGACCAGTCGGCATGTACCAGACGCGATCACTTGAAGTCTCGTAAGCCGCCAAGCTTGCTGGCGCACTACTCGGCATCGAGGCCAGCGTGCTGAGCCAGGGCTGAGAAGCGCCGCTGAAGCCGGGGCTTGCCTGCAAGAAGTTGAAGCGATCCAGCCGCGTGTTTGAACTGGTGTCGCTGTACCTGTACAAGCAACCCATGCGCAGCAGCACGCCCCTGGAGGCCCCAGGGTAGACGATGCCGCTGTAGGAGTGGCCTGTGACGGGGTTGCCGTTGCCGTCTACGTCGGCGTTCTGGATGATGGGAGAAGTTCGCCCACGCAGGAGATTCCACGTCGGGGATCCCTCCATCGGCCCCCATGCATACAGCTCGTCGTAGCTGATCGTGTGGCCGCCGCCTACAAGGACGAGGAAGGTCCCTGCCGTGAACGTGGCGCCGATGTATAGGCCGCCAGTGACCAGGATGCCCCCGGAGTAGCTGTCAACGATCTGGTCGCCGCTGGTCAACATGGCGCCGCTCGTGCTGAGCGTGCTGTTGCTGACGTTCGACCAATCGCCTACAGCAAGGGACGTGATCCAGGAAGGCGCGACAGCAGGCGCAGTGGCGCCGCGCAAAGCCACCGCAGGAATGCGGGGAGGCTTGGGCAGGCGACCGAGTGCACCGATGTACATCGTCAGGTGATCGTCAAGATCCCCGATGCGTTGGCCTGCACGGTCAGCGTGTTGCCGGCCGTGGTGACAGGAACGTCAGCCGGCGTCGAGTCACCAAGGAAATGGCCCAGGATCGGGTTTAGCTTGCCGTTGAGCGTTCCGAGGTAATACAGGACCGCACGCCGCCACACGGGAATGCCCGCGCCGCTCGCAGTCCACGATGCGTTGCCCATGGTGAACGTCACAACGCCGCCGGCCTGGCTCAGCGTGGTTGATGCAGGGGTAGCTCCACCGGTCGTGTACCCGTTGCCGTTGGCGATCTCGTTGCCGGAAGCGACAGCCCACAGCTCATCGGTAGCGTTGTTGGGAGTCCATGACGAGGTGACGAGAGCCAAACGCCAGTTCGCTGAGCTTGCGGCCAGCAGGTTTGTCGCGTTCTCGAAGTTGAGCTTTGCGAGATTGGGGATGACCCATGCGGCAGCCGCCATGATTTACCTTTCAGCCGATGCGGTACCAGGAGGCCTGCACCGCATCGAAAACCAGTCGAAAGAAGCCGCCAGCGGCCATCGTTGTAGGGGCGCCGCTCACGCTCGTGGCGCCGCTGCCGACAATGGTCAGCGTGGTTACCGCCTGCGTCGTGTGCACAACCACCTGCTGTCCGTGCTCGCACGTAGCAACTTGAGGGAGGGTTACCGTCCCAGCCGCGTAGCCTGCAAGAGGGGTCAACAGCAGGAACACGCCGCCGCCCTCCTGAATGGGGCTAACGGTGACGTTGAAGCCGCTTGCAGCCGGCGACGAATACTGCGAAGTCAGGTCGTTGGCTGCGGTGAGTTGTTCTTGCAGAAGCGCGGTCAGTTGCGACACCGACGCGCGCCGGTCCTGCCCGTTTGTGGCGTCTCCGAACGGGATCTGAGACGACGCGGAGAAGTCGCCCTCGCTGAGTCTTTGGATGGCAGCCATGGTTACTCCGATGCGATTGCGAGGCCGCCGCCCTCGGCGATGGAGAGCGGGCCGGTGTCGGGCGTCGGCATGAACGGGCTGCGGTTGACCGGAGACAGGCGGTTGCCTGCGCCGCGCGGCATGGTGTTCGGCTGTTGCTGCTCCACGGGGGTCGCAGCGTCAGTCAGAAGCGTGTCGTACCCAGCTCGCGCGGTGAGGCGGGTCTCTGAAGAGACCGTCTTGCCGAACACCGGAGCCAGGCGCAGCGCGAGGTTGGCGTACACCGTCTCGTTGGCTGAGTCGGGGATGCCCGATGCGTCGTCCAGGTTCGAGGCGTCGGGCGTGGAGGGCATGCGATAGCCCACCGCGATGCCCAGGGCCTCCCACGTGCCCATCATCGCGTCGAGGCGCCGAAGACCTGTTGCGCGCTCTTCCGGCGTTAGGTCGAACTCGTAGTCGGCAATCCCGATCTCCGAGAACGCCTCAGCCAGGAGTTGCGCCTTGGTCCACATGGTCAGCCCTTGGCCTCGATGAGGTCCGCCAGCTTCTTGTCGCTGGTGCGGCCATCGAACTTGATGCCGAGCTGACGCGCGCGCTGCTCAAGCTCTGCCCGGGTGGGCGGCGCGTCTTCGAGGGCGTCCTTGGCCTTGTACTGGTCATCAAACCAGCCCGCGGCCAACGCCTCTCGGTAGTCGGCCTCGGTGTGCACGGTCAAGAGGTCGTAGCGGCCACTTTCCAGCTGCCACTGCGTACCGACCTTGAACAGCATGCGCGTCTGATCCATGGAGACTCCAAAGAAGGGGGACGCCGTTGCCAGCGTCCCCTAAGGCCCCTGCGTCAGGACTGGTTGGCGAGGATCAGGCCGCACTTCTCCGGGTCCAGCACCGTCGCGGCGTACAGCGTGGTGTGGCGGACGAAGAGCTTGCCGGTCTGCGCGTTCAGTTGCGCCACCATTACCAGCGGAACACCGTTCTTGGTGGTCGCGGTCATCACCTCAGCGCCCGTGCCGGCCGGGAACTGCAGGCGGCCATAGTCCAGCGTCACCGCACCTTGCGCCCAGAAGGCGTTGACGGGCTTGGTGACGGTGTTCAGGAACGTCAGCGGGGCCGTCGCGGCAGCCTGCGCGGTGACGTTCTGGTACGGGCCGGTGATGATGATCTTCGGCGTGATCGTCAGGTTGGCAGTGCCGCCGCCGGAGATGACGCGGAACGTCATCGGCTGGCCGGTGTCGCTCTTGTCGATCATGTGCACCGCGTTGACGTTCGCGATGGTGAAAGCGTCGCCGTTCTTGATGTTGGCGATGTTCGCGCCAGCCACAACCAGCACGCCGTAGCGGTTGTCGGTAGGCAGATCTCCGGTCATCGCCGTGACGGTGTGCGACGTGTTCGCGTTCACCGTGGTGGACGTGACCGTGCCGATCGCCGCGAGGTTCGCCACGTTGTCGGTGCGGAAGGTCGCAAAGTTCGCGATGTCCGGCACCTTCGAGCGCTCGTAGGCCGACAGGTTGCGATCGCCCAGGTACGCGCGGTTGCCCAGGTCCTTCGCCACGTCCTTGTAGTCGAACGGGTTCATGAACAGCTTGAGCGAACTCGACGTGATGCCGCGCGAGACCGCCAGGGCCTCAGCGGTGGCGCCGTCGTCCCAGGCCAGGACGCCGACCTTCTTCACGACGATGGAAGCACTCGCGGCGACGGCGGCGTACAGGTTCTTGTCCACCTCGGCCGCCAGACGGACCGCCGAAGCGGTGCCCATCTTCTTCATGTGCTGCGGGTCGCGCAGCTCCTTGGCGTCGAGTTCGTAGATCACGTTGTCCGGCGAGCGGTACACCGTGGGAACGAAGCGCTCGATCACGTCGGTGCGCGCAGCCGCGGACACGTCCAGGCCCGTCACGACGGCGGCGTGATAGCTCTGCTTCTTGTAAAAGGTGTCCCCCGCCCGCTGCATGTCCGTTGCGTTCGGGTAGGAGGTGTCTGCCTCCATGGAGATGACGCAGGCTGCGTCGAAACCTTCCACGAAGTTCTCGAACATCAGTTCGAGGTCTTTGGCGAGTGCGTTGGGCATCTGATGCTCCTAATGGATGAGTTGTCACCGCGGCTGTTGCCGCTGCTTGAACTCATCCGCTCAGGGCCGGATGGGGGCCTCAACGCCTGCTCGTTACGGTGAGCGACTCCGGGGGAACAGGGTCAGGCGCTCTTGCGCTTTTCCTGCTCTCGCTTGGCGGCGTAATACGCCGTGTAGTCCCTGGTTTCTCGGGCCTTCTGGTGCAAGGCTTCGAGGTTGCGCGACGCTGCAGCCGCGTTGACTGCTGCGCCCGTGTTGGTGGGGCGGCGATCGGGGGCCGGGGGCTTCTTCACGTTCTCCACCTTCATGGTTGCCTGCACTTCACCCAGCGCGATGGCGAAGTCAACGGGGTCGTTGATGGCCGCCAGCTCCTTGAGCTTCTTCGGGCTGTTGTGCAGAGCCAGGACGATCAGTTCGGGCTTCTTCGCCCCCTTCAGGAGGATGCCTTGCTGAACCACGCTCAGCGTGTTCTGCACGTTCTCCTCGGCCTCGTCGAAGTTCTTGACGGGCAGAGCGGTCTTGCTGCGGTTGTAGGCGTCGAGACGGGCCTGCCAGGCGGTGCGCTGGGCTTGCTCGGCCTGCTCGCGCTCGGTCCGCTGCCTGGCCGCGGTGTTCTTGCGCTCGGTCCACGCCTCCAACTCGGTCGCGAACTGCTCTTCATCGAAGTTGCACGCTTCGAGCGTGGGCTTGTTGCCGACCACGACGGCCTGCTGCTGAGCGGTCGCGCCCTTCAGCCGCGCGTTTTCCTCTTCCAGGCGTCGGGTGTTGCGCACCAGTTCGCGGTTCGTCTTGCGAAGCTCGCGAACCCACGGCGTCTTCTCGGCCTGCTGGGCTTCCACGTCCTCCGCGGGCTCTTCGCCCAGGGACACCACGAGTTCTTCGGCTTCGTCGGCCTCAACGCTCTCGGCCGCCACCTCGTCGGCCACAACGACTTCAGCAGTCTCGCCCTCCAACGGAGGATCAACCTCGACCACGGTTTCGTCGGTCGGGGTGGCTTCGTCGTCGGTCGGTGCTGGCATGTGCCTCCTCGGGGTTGCCCGGCTCAATGGGCCGGGAGTCTAAAACCAATCGATCTAACGTGCAACGTCTAAATGACTTTTAGTGCTGAAGACCCGCCGGAGGCGTGGCCGCATCACGCATCAGCGTGGCGAGGTCCACGAACTGGCCGACCTTCGCGCCCTGGGTCTTGGCGAGCGTCTCCTGCGTCTGCGCCTGCTTCAAACCAGCGGCTGCGATGGTGTCGATGGTCTTGGCGTTGGCCTGCTTGGCGTTGGCCTGCGCCTCTTCCGCGGCGGCCTGGAGGTACTGGGCCTGCGGGTCGGGCGGCTGGTTGGCGGCCTCCTGGGCCAGTTGCTGGCGCTCTTCCTCGCTCGGCTTGACGACGCCCATGCGGACCAGCTTGGCGCGGAAGTAGTCGCGAGCCTCGCCGAGGCCTTCGCCCTCCATGTTCATCATCGCCAGGCCAGTGAGGATCGATTGAATCTCGGGGTCGGCGGTCATCTGCGTCATCGCGGTGAGCGCGCGAACGGTCGAAGCGCGCTTGCTGCTCGAAGACGGACCCACTTCCACATCCACATCGAAGCTGGCCTTGCTGAAGTCGTTCTTGACGTACTCCCGCATGGCTTCGGCGTCGTAGGCTGGATCGTTGACGACGACGCTGGACGGGGCGCCGTTCTCGTCCACCGCCTTCATCCGCCGGGACTTCTCAACGGCCACGTCCTTCATCATCGAGAGCCAGATTTCGCCGGAGCGCTTCATGCTCTTGGCGAGGTTGCTCATGTAGATGAAAACCTGCATGTCCAGGCGCTGCTGGATCAGCTCCACCGCCTTGCCGCTGATGTTGGGCTGCAGTTCCTCGCCGGCCTGCTGGTTGCCCAGGAGGTCATTCAGCGCGGTGTATGCGATCTCGATCAGCGCCGCCATCGCGGGCGGGATCTGCGGCGCCCTGGTGTACGGGATGGTCGTTGGCGGAATCTTCGCGCCCGTCGCTGGATCGGCGATGCCGTTGATGAGCGCATAGGGGTAGCGCTTGATGTGGTCCTCGGCCCACCGCGTAGCATGTCCCGCCACCTGCTCGGCCGTCAGCAACGGCTTCTCGATGTCGAAGCGGCCAGCCATGTCGGCCAGCCACGACAGCAGGGAGTTCGTGAGGCGCTGGGCGTCCTTGGCCAGGCGAACGTGGCCCATGCAGCGCTCGATGCCATCCACGACCAGCCGCTTGCCGAACACAGGAACGATGGGGATGCACTTCCCGGCGATTGGTCCGCAGTCTTCGAGGATCCGGCCCCCGCTGAGGATGTACTTGTGCACCGATCGGGTCTTGACGCGCTTCTCCCGCACCTTGCGAAAGCCCATCGCGTGCAGCTCTGCCAGCTTGCCGGGCTCGTCGTCCAGCTCCTGCTGAGTGACCCGCATGTCCGGCTCGTCATCCACCAGCCCGCGGAAGAAGTGCACAAGCTCGCGCTTCTCCTCCACACGGTAGAACTCGCACACCCACACCAGATCGGCCGTCACCCAGTCGAATTGACACTGGTTGATGCCCTTTTCCCAGGTGGTCGGGTCGTCACCCCACTCCTCTTTGTAGGCGTCCCGGGTGTACGAAGTCAGGACGTAGCAGCGCTTGGCATCAGCCTTGTCGTAACGCTTGGCGTCCAGGTCGAAGAAGACGCACGTGTCCGCGTCCGTGATGGGCTCGATGACGACGCGCTGCTTGTCGTTCTCGTCGTCGTACTCGTCTTCGTAGCAGGCCCGAAGTCTCCATGCTCCGTACCCACCACCGACTGCCTCCTCGAAACCGTTGTCGTAGGCCTCTTCAGCGGTGCATGCCTTCTCGTCAGCCCGGTACAGGCCATCGCACACATCGGCCATCTCGTCGTTGTCGCCGTCCTTGGGCGTGAAATCGACGGTGATGCGGTTGTTTCGGTACTCGCTGAAGATGCGAATGATCGCGAGGTGGACCTTGTTGAACTCGAAGCGGGGCTTGTTCTCGAACTGCTCGCCGAGGGGGCCCTCCCATTGCGCGCCGGCAATGGAATAGAAGCGGCGGTCTTCCACCGCCTGCGTTCGCTCTTCTCGTTGGGCTTCCTGGATCGCGTCGAAGTCCGCCATTGCCTCGGCGTGGATCTTCGCGTGTCGGTCCGCTTTGCTCATGCTCATGGCCGCCCCTGTAGGGTGCTATGAGCTGCTGGCGGCTCGATCTACGCAGCGGGCCGGTCTTGCCGGTCGCGATCTCGGGCGCGAGTTTAACGCGAGCGGGCGTAAGGCGACACCATGGGGATGTCTTCGACCTTCGGCGTTGTCTCCTGCGCAACCACGGCGGGGAACAGTTCGGCCAGAGCCCATATGTGCGCGTCAGCCCGGTTCGGCGACTTCGGGCCCGTGTATCCGGCCGTGGAGAAAGCGCACATCTCGTCTTCGAGCTTCGGAAACAGGCCGACGTGCCGCACCTTCCCGTCGTCGTAGAGAGCCGAGAACGGCTCCGCGCGCTGCACCTTGCCTCGGCTGGCCGTGACCATCTTGAACGGCACGCGCACGCCGGCCTTGGCTGCCGCGGTCTGGACGACGAACTTGACCATTCCTCCGCCGAAGTTCGTTTCGCCGACTATGGCGTCCGCCTTGTGCCTAACGAATGCCTCGACCGCGATCCGGCCCCATGTCGAGGGCCCACCCTTGACTGTCAGGTCTTCGAGCAGATACACGCGGCCGTCAGTCCCGAGCGCATCTACGACGATGCCAATCTCGTCGTTCTCGATGTTCGCCTCGTCGTCACTCGCTCCAGACGGGTCAACCGACACGATGACGCGCTGCAGCGCAGGGGTCTCGCCGTCGATCGAGCGCCACCGGTCGATCACGGACTCGTCAAACAGCGCATTCGGCGTCGCGTCAGCGTACAGCCCATGCACAAAGCGGCGCTTCATGCGCTCGCCCATCCCGTCTAGCGTCTGCAGGTACTCAGGCGAGAGGTTGGCGCGGTTGTCGTAGGGGTTGATGAGGAAGCGGACATAGTTCTCCGGGTTGCGCAGCGGCTCTCCGGTGTCCGGGTCTCTCTTCTGGTGGAAGACCTTGTAGGTCCAATGCGCCTTCGACGGCGGGTTGCAGTCGTAAAGCATGCGCAGCTTGAGCGGCTTCGTTTCCCGGCCTTCGAGCTTCTGTTCGGCCAGTTGGGCCAAGCGCGTGACCAGCATCTGCTGGTGGGCCCACCCGAGTTGCGAGCACTCGTTCGGGTAGATCGTGGCGTACTCATTGCCGAGGATCTTCTCCATCCGCTCTTTGTCGTCCAGGCCGCCGAACCAGATTTCGGACCCTTCGCCAAGCGTGGCGTACCAATGCGTCTTGTTGAGCGTCCAAGGCACGCCAGGGAAGGCCAGCGACATGACCTTTGGCCACGTGTCGTGCACGATTGCCTGGATGACGTGGTTGAAACGGTAGCGCGCGATCAGGTGCCGCGAGCCTGGGGCTTTCAGCGCCCGCATGGCAATGGCGCGGCAGTTCAGGAAGGTCTTGCCCGA